GTCGTTATGTTATTGGTGTTGATGTTGGTGCTGGTTTAGCCCAAGACTATTCAGTTGCTTCTATTGTATCCTTGGAGACAAGACAGCCCGTAGCATTCTGGTGGGACAACAATACCTCACCTGCTATGTTCGCAGAGAAACTCTTTGACCTCGCAGTCAAATGGAATGATGCCCAGATAATAGTTGAGAGTAATAACATTGGTCAACTTGTTCTTTACAAGTTACGAGAGTTCGGTTATCCTTATCTTTGGAAGAATGAGAAAGGCAAAGACTTCCTTACAAGCAAACGAACAAGACCCTTACTTTTTGAAATACTTAGGGAACTTATTGAAGATGGAATGATAACAAGACTAAATGAGAAGGTAATAGAAGAACTCCGTTCTATTTATTATGTAAATGATAAGCCTCAGCATCCAAGAGGTAGTCACGATGATAAGGTTATTGCTCTTGCTCTTGCCTACTATGCTATCAAGGACACTCCAATAGAAGTAGTTATGAACTGGAAAGAAACATTTTTTGAACAACACAAAAAAAAGATGAGAGGCAAGCGAGCCAAACGAGCATTACCTTGGAATGTAAAGTCAGGTAACAAAAAAGGGAGATACTAATGAGAGCATCAGACATAGCAGCACTTTACCAGAAACACGAAGAGTTCTGGGAGCACAGGCGAAGAGAGATGGAAAGGTATGATAATGCCTACAAGATGGACTTCTGGGATGAACGAAGAGCCGATGGCCTTCTCTCCTCAATGTCTACACAACTAAATGTTCAGACCAGCGATGGGTATGGCTACATTGAGGGCTTCATTGCTTCTCTCTTTGCTAAGAACCCTGCTGTTACATTACGGGCTGGTATTGAGAACAGAGGTAACCCATCTAAGGCAGAGGCAGTTGCTAATGCTTTCTTGATAAAGACAAGACACGAAGTAGAGAATGTATCTCGCTTAGCACTTATCTTTCCTCAGGCTTATGTAAAACTCGTTCCAATGATGGACCAGAAACTACACGACAAGGTATGTCCTGTATCTCTATCTCCTTGGGAAGTTATCATTGACCGTGATGCTCCTCGTTGGGACAGACAAAGGTTTGTTGGACACAGATACTTTATGCCTCTACCAGAAGCCAAAGCAAAGTTTGGAAACAAGTCATTCCAAGGCAAGGCAAAGAAAGACTACCTTGATGAGCGGAGCAACCCTTATGATAATACAGATGCTGGCTCATACGGAGAGTATGTTGAGATAATAGAGATGTATGACTTAGAGAACGACGAACTAACATTCTATTGTGAAGACTTAGAGCGGGACAACAAAGTATTACAGAGTGGCTTCATTCCATTCAGAGATGTAAACAACCGACCTGTATGCCCGATAGTTCCACTTTACTTCAACCGTCAACCTGCTAAGCCTATGGATGGCTACTCAGCAATGCGAAGGGTCTACGACCAGTTGTTTGAGATAAATGTTATTCGTTCATTCCAAGCAAATGCTGTTCGTAAAGCATCTCGTCAGTATCTTGTAAAGGCTGGAATGTTAGATGAAGAACAAATGGCTCAACTCACATCAGGTATTGATGGACTATTCATTGAGGTTGACGAAGAAAACTTGGAAGGTGCTATGCGAGCAGTTCCACAAAACCCAACCCCACCAGAGTTAGAGAGATACTATGACCAAGTTCAACGAGATAAAGATAAAGGTTCTCTTATGGCTCCTTTTACTCGTGGTGAAAGCAGTCGTGTTACAGCAACGGAAGCGGTAGCATTAGCATCATACACAGCCTCTGAGATAGGTCGTATGGCCCGAGAGAGAGATGCTATGATAGAACACCTTGCGACAGTCTATCTGTCCATTCTGGCTACCTTCTTGGAAGAAGAACCAACTAACCTAATACAGATAGATGGAACCGTCCAAAGTATTTCACCCGATGACCTTCGTGGTGACTTTGTTATCTTTGCTTCTGACCAAGCATCAACTCCATTGTCTGATGTAGCAGCGAAGAACCAACTACTTATGAACATACCTACTCTTGTAAACTTAGGTGTTCCAGCAGATACAGTATTGAAAGAAGTTGTCCGAGTTCTAAACCTTCCAGAAGAGTTTGTCCTCAAAGCACAAGAGAACATCAAGCAACAACAAGCCGCTCAACAACAACAACCAACTGTTCCCGGTGGTGTGAAAGGCATAGAGATGCCTCCATCCCCAGAAGAAGCAATAGCGAATGCTTCATCCAAAGCAGTAAGAAACTTTTTACCAGAGGAATAACAAATGCCCTTTTACAAATACCGATGCGGAGACTGTGGTCAAACATTAGAATGTTTACATCGCTGGGTCTCAGGTGATAAGAAGAAAGAGTTAGAAGAAAATAAAAAAATACCTGTAAGACCATTGATAGAAGACATCTATTGTGGACACCCAGATACATTTGACCCAGATGCGGTTGATGATAACTACACAAGTTGCGGCTCACACAATGTTGGTCGTGTCTTCTCAGGTGGTTCATTTGGTATCATAGGTGGAGACGGAGCAACAGGTGGCTCATTCTATTCAGATAACTTAGGTTGTATGGTGAAGTCAACAAGGCACGAAGATGAGATAGCACACAGCCGTGGCCTCATTAGAGTATCAGACATCAGCAAAGACAACTTAGACAGAGCATTTGATAAGAGTGTAGCAGATGCCGCACAACATCAGAGCGATGCTCAACGATACAAGTCCGGTGAAAAACTGGAAGACATTTACTCAGTAGACCGTTTGAAGAAAGACGGTTTATTAGATAGCAGCATAAAAGGAGACGAATGATGGCTATTAGACCAAGACAAGCAGAGATGGATGCTTTGGGTGTAGACCCAGAAATGTTATCACCAATGGAAGCAGAAGCCTCAGCACCCCTGCCCCCAACGGATACTTCACAAATGAAAGAAGGCTTTGACGGTATGATGGGAGAGATGGCCCCAATGGGAGACTACTCTGAGAACGGTATCCAAACTCTTGGTTCCGCTGTTATGATAATACTGGAACTCTTTGGAGCAGAAGCAATGCCTGTATCAATGGAGGTAGGACCGAATGGTGAACTACCCACAGACTTTGTAAAAGCCATTATGATGCTAAACCAAGCCCAGCAAGATGCTGGTATTATGGACTACATTATTGATGTAGAAACTTTGAAAGATGATAGGTCCTTACAAGCAGCCGCAGGTAAGATAATGGCTTTATCAAAAAACCAAACATTCCGTTCATTTCTCGCTCAACTTGACGAGGGTTTCGGTGAGGTAGAGGAAGTGGTAGAAACCCCTTCATCAGCCCCAATGACTTCCCCTTCCGGAGAAATGGATGAAGAAGAACTATTTATGAGGAGAATAAAATGAGCAACGAAACAAATAAAATGGAAACTAAAACTTGGACCAGCGGTGATGCTCGCATTGCCGATGCTTACAACAGTGTTATGGACAGGGAAGCAGAGATAAAAACTTCTGTAACTCCTGACCAACAGGTTGAGACACCAGTAGAAACTTCCAACACAAATGAAAATAACTTTCAGTCTTTTGCTGAGAGTAACTTTGATGACCCACTGCTATCAACAGGCGGTCACAAAGGTGTAGACTACAATAAGGTTATGACCGAACTACCTGACGATGCTAAGAGTATGTTAGGCAACCTTAGAGCAGACTACACTCGTAAGACACAAGAACTTGCTGCTATGAGAAAGCAGTTAGAAAACGAACGAAGTGCCCTATTGAACAGCGAGTTTACTCAAAACATTGCTACAATGGCTGCTAAGGAAGTTACTCTTGACCCTTACGATGATGGTTCAGTAGAGGCCCGCATTGAAAAGGAAGTTGCTATGCGACTACAAGAAATGATGAAGCCACTACAAACTCAATACGAACTCAACGAGCGACAAGCAAAGTTGGACCAGTTCAAAGTTGAGCACCCAGACCTTACAGACTACAAGACAGACATCGCAAAGTTGTTGATGACTGATGAGACACTTACTCTTGAACGAGCATACTACATCGTGAAAGGGCAACACACAGTCTCAACTAAAAAGGCGATGGAAGCAGAACTAAAAGAATACAAACGGGCAGCAAAGGAATACGGCTTGAAAGTCGGTGGGACCCAACGGGCAACCCATAATACTGTTCCTGATACCGTTCGTAAACAAGGCGGCTATGCCGTCTATCAATGGCTCAACAGCCGTGGTAAAGCATCATAAGACCCTCCTGACGGAACAAGGTCTCCTTGGCTTCTCTATGAGAATAACCTACAAAAATAATAGCAAAAATACAAACTAATAAAAGGAGAAAAAAAATGGCTATTTCAAACGACATTCTTTCTTCAACCCTTCGTATCCTAAAAGACCAAGAAGTGGACAACTTATTCAAAGCAGTCCCACTTTTAGACCAGATACGAGCCGCAGGAGGGGTTGAAACTTATGATGGTGGACAAAAACTTGACCGCCCACTTATCCTGTCCGAACATTCAACTATTACTCAGTTGAGTTCGGGATACGAGCCTGTATCACTTTCAGCCGCTGATGTGTTGCGAACAGCAACTTTCAACTGGTGTGATGCTGTTGCCCCTATCATTATTACTAAAAAAGAAGAACTTTCTAACAAAGGCGAGCGAGCCATTATTTCTATTGCTGAGGCTCGTATGAAGTCCGTAATGGGAATGTTGAAACGAGAGTTTGAACGACAGTTCGTTGCTGGCGACAGCACTATCCTATCTGACTTGTTGACCCTAAACGGGACCAATGCCTCAGGGGTATTCGCTGGAACCGATGCCGGTTTCTTGGAAACAAATACTTTCGGAACTCAGAACAATACCGTTGGTGGTTTGAGCAAAGGGGCTTTCCTCAATGACTTACAAAACCAGTATGCGACTATTGCTGGTGCGGGAACTAACCCTGTAAACGATGCCCTAACAGACATCTACATTCAGGCACAAACTCGCACACCGGATGGTTCGGCACCTAACCTCATCCTAACATCTGCTGCTCTTTACAAAGCATACAAAGATGAACTCTACACACAACAGCGGTTCATTGATGAAGCAGTCCTTGATGGTGGTAAGTTGGCTTTGGCCTTCAATGGTGCTCGTATGTTTGTTGACCCATTTATGGGGTCGGCTCTGACTTCGGACGGAACAAACGACATCAATGCTTATGTCTTGAATACTAACTTTATGAAGATGGTGTTTGATACAGACGGCAACTTTGAGATGACTGACTTTGTAGATGCTACTGGTTATGCTTCTCGGTATGCTTACATTACTGTGAGAACTCAGTTGGCCTTTGACCATCTGGCTTCACAAGGTATTGTAGACGGACTATCTAACTAATAAAGGAGAAATAAAATGAGTTCATCAAGATACATACAAAAAGTCTATGCCTCCGACGAAAGCGGTGTAGGCGAAGATAGTGCTACTCAAAGTGCTCGCCAGCGAACAGAAGTGTTCCGTGCTGGGGAAGCCATCACCAAAGGTGATGCTGTGTGCTTTGACCTTTCGCAAGGTGTTATTGCTCAAATGTTTGAAGTGGTAAAGAAACTGAATAGTGGTGCTGCTAACACAGCCGTATTCTGTGGTATTGCTGCTGAGGACATTGCTATCAATGACTTTGGGAAAGTAGTAGTTGAGGGTCTCGCACCCGATGCTAATGTTGACGGTGCTACCGCAAAGGGAGACTATCTTATTCTCTCTGCGACTGGTGGCCGACTTGTTCCCCAAGCAACCATTGAGTTGGTTGTGAATGGTTCAGGTGCCCTTGCGGTTACCGGACTTTCACCAGTTTCACAAACTGTTGATGTCGGTGGTAATGTTGCGGCTGTGAAATGTGCGATAGCACTTGAAGCAGATACCCTCAACAAAGCCGATGTTTGGGTATTGAAGTCTTACTAAGCACAATACTATTTACCTGAGTGGGGACCTTCGGGTCCTCGCTCTACCCTTATTACCACGGAGAGCATAATGAACCTAAAAGAAATGAGAGACTATGTAGCAAACATTATGGACTACAACCCTAATGTAGCAACCTATCAGCAAGAAGTGACCAATGCTCTCAATGAAAGATACTATTCACACTTCACAGACAGACCTTGGGAATACTCCCAGAAACAAACACAACTCATAGCGAAAGGCGATGAGAACTTTACCGAATGTATTACAGACGGTAACGGAAAACTTTTTATTCCAACAACCCGAAAGGGAACAGACTTTTACCATCTCGGAGCAGAGATGTATGTAGAAGTTCAAGGCGGTTCAGCAATGACCCCAGAAGACAAACGAGAATACATTATTGAAAGTGTCGCTTACACAGGTGGGGGTATCACCCTCAATGTAAGAAAAGAAGAACACGACCCAAAGTATTATTCTCTATCACAACGACTTTACACATTCGTAGCCGGACAAAGTCTCGTCTCACTAAAAGTAAAGCACCGAAAAATAACAATGCCGAAAGACTGTGTTGAAGTTCTATCATTAGGACTACGAGGCTTAGGCAATGAAACACGACAACCATTCTACAACTGTCCTAAGTTCTTAGACGAACATCTCGCTCTTGACTTAGACCTTGTAGCAAGACCAACAGACTTCCTCGTAATAGACCCTGTAACCATTCCTGTGCCCTCCCGTGATGCTAACTATGATACAACAGCGGCAGCAAACAATGTGGACTTCGCAGGCGGATACAAGGCCGCATACTCCTTCTACAAAGGTGGAGTTATTTACGGACAAGAAGGTAAAACACCAGACATCGTATTGTTAGAGGGACCACCTCACTTTACACCAGCAGACAAAACCCTCAATGTAGGTGATAGTATTCGCATTACAGAGATGGAAGTTACAGATGCTGCTACTGGTTTACAGAAGAGAGCCTACCTAAGACCACCGGAAAGTATTCACGACAAGTTCCTAATGGTAGAGCAAGACATTCCAGAAGGCACAAGCACAACGGTAGTCGCTGGTATCAACATTGACCCAACAACATTTACAGACAGCGAGAGACTTGACGAAGGACATAACGGAAGTTACCAAAGAATACGACTGTATCCAAGACAAAGCGAAGACCTTCGTGCTAACATCCGCTATCAGTTCCGACCAAAGAAGTTGGAGAACGAGAACGACCAACCAGAGATGCCCAGTGATACACACTTATTCCTTTGCTACTCTACACTTGTTGACTTGTTTTCTAAACACGGAAACCCCGGAATGGCTCAGATGTATGAGAACAAAGCAGGGAAAGAACTTCTAAAAATAGAAAACAGATACCTCTCTCAACGAAGCAGACTGAACATCAAGCAAGGGTTCCGTCAGTTCTCTCATCCTCTCAGCCCGATGATAAACATCAAGAGGGTCCCATAAATGAAAGCAGGTAACAGAACTCTCTATGAACCTCTTACGGGTTTGAGCGAGATAGAACCACCAGAAGGTATGTCCGCACAAGTATTGGAAAATGTGCGGGTAGAGCCACAGACAATGGGGTTTGATAGTAGAATAGGTTGGGAGACAATACATCCAGCCACTATCAACAACAACTTTACTTGGGGTCCATTTGACCAAGTCGGTCCAGTTCATTCTTGTTTCTATTGGACTACACGAAATGCTGCGAAGAACCATCTTATGTTTGAGGCAGACTTTGCTCAGCCAAATGTAAGGACCCGTCTCTTTGAGTATCAAGGCAACCCTGCTGATAGTGTTCTCTTTGATGATAACCGCAGAGTGTTAGCACCGAACCAATACGGAACAACCTACGAGACCTATGGTCGCTACTTGATAATGCTCAATGGTAGAGACAAGCCTATCCTATGGGATGGTATCAAGGAACGAACAATGGGTTTCCAACAACAGCCATCACCTCCTAACCCTTGGGAGATAGAGGCAGTCCCTTCTACTACAACAGTAGACAAAACAAATACTTACTTGCTACCACTACCAGATAGTGCTTTACAAGTAGAAACATCTCAGGTCATTGACTGGGAAGTTGTCTATGGGCTTGGTTCTACAACCGATGATGCCCTCAACACTTTCCGCTACAAAGTAACTTGGGTTTACGAGAACGGAAGCGAAAGTCCTATCTCACAACGAAGCAACCCTTCCACTTGGAAAACAACATCACAAGGCTTCAAGTATGCCGTGTGGATAGATAACATTCCAAGA